ACGACATCATTGATGACTCCATCCACAAAAATATTATGGGTGTAATGCCCTTCTGAATTGTTCACCCCTTCAATGCCTACGCATGGCGCAAAATACCATTGCATCTTTTCACTTAGGACTGCTGATTGCAGAGCCAAAAAGTCATCTTCCGGTAAAAAATTATCAATAACTTGCATCAATGTATAAATCCAGTAGCGCAATATCTGACAAAGCCATTTGATTTAGTGCTTATCTTCGTAACCTCATGCCGATAATGAGATGGGAACATTACTAGCTGATTTGGTCTGTATGGGATCATGTAATCAAAATCGGGCAAGATTAAGTCTCCACCATCAAAGTCTTTTTCTCCAATCCACAAGAGGACTGTCAGCTTTGCTGTATCTCTGTGCGCTTTATAATAATCCCCGTCTCTGTAAGCACTGAACAACAAATCAAAGCCTTTGATCGTATAAAGGCCCTGGAAAACGCTGCTAGGCGTAAACTCTTTCTTCTGCGCTTCTTTTATGAATTGTTCAAGCAACTTGCTTGTTGGAGAGCATTCTGCGTAAACAGGAGAGAATATTTCGTTAAAGAATATGCCTCTGTTATTTTTCTTAGCATTTCCATCTTGATCAGTGGCTGTCCCCGTTTTTTCTGGCTCGTTCAAGATTGGTTCTAGGGTCTTCAATTCTTGAAATGCCAGGCTGCCATCGCATTTAGCAAAAAGAAGCTCAGGCCCATCCTGCCACTGATGGATTATTTCCATCGCGGCCCCCAAACCCATGAAACAAGTGAGTACCTCATCCCAGATGTGACTGGACGCACCAGATGATGAAGGTAAGACGGGAACACCAATACTGTGCCTTTAGCTCTCAAATCCTTGCTTTCAGGATTCTGAACCTCTGCAAACTCAAAATCCCCACCTTGATACAAATTTGGATCAGATAGCTGAACGATTATTGATAATTTTCTGTCATGAAATGTGTCAGCTTGCCAATCGATATCATGGTGCAACTTATACTCACCTTGATATTTAGAATCGTATTCGGTGAATTGAAGCTCTGTAATGCATTGAGCAATCTCTACATGGAAGGCTCTGGCATTAGCCTCATTCACATATTGCATCAAATGATTCTTGAGATTGATCTCGCCATTCACCCACCGGACTTTTGACTTCCTGTAAGACGGGTCATCGTTATATGTCTTTGCTTGTTGTTCTGGAAGTTTTAAGAAATTCTGTACGATGCTATCGCAGAGATCGTGATTGATCCCTGCAACAAACATCTGCCAGTTTTGCCTAACCATTCGTCCCCCCGCTTTGATTAGTTATTTATGGTTGTGTCGGCCAAGTCACGTTAGACCAAGAGCCATTCCCTTGAGCGTCATAAACATAAGAAGCATTTGGATAATCAGCGGGAAGATCGCGCAACGCATTGCGATACGTTGACCATGCTGATTGTTGATCCGCTGTCAGCGTTGCCCATTTTGTTGGCATTTCAATGTAATCAGTATCAGCCAGAGCTTGGTTTCTTTCCGCCCTCAGCATTGCCATTGCCTCATCACCAGTGATGTTTGCAGGAGGGGTATATGCCGCTATTGGCCCGTAATCTCCGTTGACGGCATTGTTATAAAGGGTGACTGTATGGCTAAAATCATCAGTCGGAGCTGCTGTGAACGGCACAAACCCCTCATCAAGCTCTTGGAAATTGACTTCCATATCAATCTTTGTCTGATCGTAATCAGCCCATTTCAAATTCTGCACAGCAATAATCGTTCTTTGCATTATGAAATCCTCACAAACAATCCGCCCTGCCCCGCAGATGGCGTTGCAAACATTGATCTCCAGGTGCCAGTTAACTGTGCCTGACCATCCTGACCATCAAAATTAGAGCTTTTTAATACAGAAGCAGCATAGGGAGTTCCCGCGCCTGTGCCGCCATTGGTGCGGTATCCATTGATATATGTATTCACCTGATCGTAGCCTGTATTTGTTGGCCCCGCAGGGCCGGTAGGGCCAGTTGGGCCAGTTGGGCCAGTCGGGCCTGTTGGACCATCTGCACCATCTGCACCAGCAGGGCCAGTCGGGCCAACCAGTGCTGCGTTAGAGATTGTAGCCTTACGCAACGCACCCGCTGATACGTCATAAACGACAACGGTATCAGTTGACTCGATTGATGCCTCAGTAGTCAGGCCATCTACGTCCAAGCTCACCGTAGTGCCAGATGACGTGAGACCAGTACCCGCTGTGTCGAAAGCAGCATCAGCGACATCACTGATCGCCTTGAGCGTTGAGTCCACGGTATCGAGGTTCGTATTGATCTTGGTTCCCCAAGTGTCCTCACTGGCTCCAACCTCTGGTTTAGTCAGCGAGTAGTTGGTTGTTGTGGTATCAGCCATTAGTAAATCCTCTAAGCGACATTTGACCAAGTAATTGATGTTTCAGATATTGTATCCCAGGATTGTGAGCCAACGCTAATAGGCTCCCATTTCTCACGGGCAATGCTTAACGTGCCGCTCGTGCCAGATGCAGATGCACTGCCTACCATACGCCTGATAACAGACACAGAAACTGTGCTTTCGGACGTTGCAGTGGCCTCACCCTTGATTGTATAAACAGCAGTCGCAGCTGCGCTTCCTGAAGCAGAAATTTCAGCCGATCCAAGTTTGACAATCTCTGCCGATGATGCTTCACCAGATGTTGCAGATATTGATGCATCGCCTGGGCGGATTCGGTCTCCATTAGCGACAGTAAGGACTGATGTTACAGAGACGATTGTTTGGAGGTCATTCAGATCGTATCTGTTATAACCATACGCCCCAGCACCCCAAGGGAGCTTGTCAGATCGCTCAATGATGATTGCTTCACCAGAAGATGTGATTACCGCTAATCCAGTAATTGAACCATCTGTTTCTCTAACCCTTAGAGCTTCTGATGAGCTAAATGATGATGATGCAGCAAGGGACGCTGTTGACTCCAGGCTCCTACCGCCAGATGCTGCTGCCGTGGACGTTGATGTAATGGAAGCCAAGGCATCTTTAACAGACCCCTCAGTTCCATAATCGCCTACGTTATATAAACCGTAGCCGTATCCACCTCGAACAACAGGCATTTATCAATCCAGCGTAATATCTAAGTCGCCAGTTGGGATGCGGAATACATCGCCAGTGTCGATTGCCTTAGAAGCTGTTAGAGAAGCATAAGCCATCAGGTTACCACCAGTTGATGCATCGTAGATCCCAACATGAGTGACGGTTCCATAGGAAGCAGTTGCTGTTGGATATTCGATTGATGCGCTGTTTGATGCCGTATTGCCAGAAACAGTGAATGCCGCTGACTGGCGAGCATAGCCACCGCCAGAAACCTCTGTGACAGTTCCTGCCTCTCCATCGCTCACAGCGGTGAACAAAGCGACATAAAGAGTGCCTGGAGCTGAATAAGCGTTGCCGCCAAATACATGATCCAGGATCTCTGTTTCCAAGAAATTTGTGAATGACATTATCCAAGTCCTCTAATGTTGAGTCTGATTCCAGTGCCTGAATTCTTAACCCTTTCGGATTGTGCATTCAGATTCTGCACAGCAGCAGAATACATTTGTGCCCATACTGCCACCCGAGCATCCTCCTGGAGATAAGGAGCTGAGTGCATCAATGAGCCATAAAGATAAGCGTCTGGAGCCATTTCGAGCAGCCAGTTGCTTGCATTGCTATCCCCCAGGGAGCTGATCTTCTGGTAATAGAGCAATTCAAAATCAGTGTCTTCTGAAGGGGTTGGATACAGCTCGAACTCTCCTCGCACATGGCAATAGAATTCGGGAGTCCCAGCCTGGTCTTCTGCCTTCGCTCTTCGATCTGCCATTCCGGACAAGCTGATGAGCTGCACTACTGATGTTCCGCTGCCAGTAAGAATTAACCGGATTGTCTCGAGCCAATCTGCTGGGAGCTGCATGAACTGATCGCCCTGGGATTGCTGCCCAGATACTCGAGCTTCCATCTCCCAATGACGGATGTCCCGATTCATCTGAGCCTCAGCAAGCTGGATGAAGGTCGGGATCACCGAATCAAGATCGTCGCGGTTTAAGAAATCGCTGATCGTTGATTTCAGATTTGTGAAATTAGTTATCGCCACTTCTAAACCTCATTCGGTCTTGCTTAAATTCTTGCTCAGCAATGTCATCCATGCCACCCCTTCTCCTGGAGTAAAAGGCAGCGATATCGTCATCCGAATATCCATATGCCTTGCCATAATCATATGGCGTTTGGGCATTCCTCAAAGCATCTACATCAGCTTTCGATTTGCCCGCGATGACTGTCCCCATCCTGTCATCAAATACATAAAGCCCTTTGGCTTCGAGCGCATCCGTAAAATCTCCAGCCTCATAACTCAAGCCATTGATCTCATCAACGCCCTGGAAGTTGAAGTCTGCTGCTGGCATCTCACCCTTGCTCACCGCCTGGAAATCTTCAGTTGGCGTTCTAGCTTGGCGCACAGAGCCGCTGCTCTTCATCTCAGAGAATGGCTTTCCTTCCAGGATCTCCGTAATTTTCTCCGGAGGCTCTCCTGTTCTGCCAGCCACTGAGACCTTCGATTTAGCATCTACAAGCGCATTGTACTCTTGTAATTCAGAATCTGACAGGTTTGCCCCTGGGCGATAGCGCGTATCACGCCTCTGGCTAGGCGATCTCAGGCTGTCATCTTTGCCCTCGAGCGCCTTAATTCTAGAGTTAATCTCTGCCAATCCATCAACGATCCTAGGCTTTGCTGCATCAGGAACATTGGTGAATGTATCGACAATCTTCTCAGCGCCTCGCTTTCCTGCGTCAACCATTGCCATTCCTGCTCCAGCGATCTTATTGCCTGGGATGAAGTTGGAAGCTAGAAGGGCGGCGTTTAGGAACGTGCGCTCTTCTGGATTATTGACCATATTCATAACGTCAGCCGCTATGCCAGTCCCTGCTCCGACAAATGGTATTGGAGAAGTAACCAAGGCAGCTTTGTCCAGGAGGCTCATCTCATCCCAAGTCTGGTTGGCGATATCTCCGACTGTGGCAGCAGCCCCTGAAGCTCGATCCATGAGCGTTGGCCCAGATCCGCTTTCGGTAGCGCCAACATATCCTTCTTGCTTGAGTCGATCATACGTTTTGCGAGCAACGCCTTCTCCAGCCTCGCTCAATCCACCAGATGGAGCCATTGGATTGTTCTTGCGATATAGATAGCTCAGCTCTTGGCCGACACCCCTGCCTTGCATCTCATCAATAACTTGAAGGTCGGAAACGCCATTGACTTCGTAATGATGCCCAATGACTTCCATTTGATTCGTATTTGGATTGACGGCCATCGCATAAAAATCGGGGCCATTTTGCATATAGGTGACGCCATCTTTCTCACCGATCTCTTTTGCTGATCGAGGAAGCATCCCATCCATATCGCCCCAGCGAAAAGAATCGTAATCTGGGACGCGCTTGCCTGTTGGATTTATAGCATCAATGTAATTGTCGGCATTGCCAAAAATTAGCTTTCCAAGAGATTCCATCTCGCGCCACCGATAGATTTGCCAGCCTCTATACTACACCAGAAAGGTTTCTGCGAACAGGATCGCCCCATGAATCCGCTTGCTGCTTGTATCCCACAGCAAAATATCGCATGGCATCTGATCCATGAGACGTCCAATCATGCTTTGGCCGACCTCTCCAGGTCTTGCCCTTCTCGTCAAAGTCGCGCTGGTATTGACGCAATGCTTCAATCCCTCGATCACATTTCTCTGCATCAAACCAGCAACGGTTCAGCATCATCCTGACTTGTTGGATTCCATCGTCCACCATCAGCTTCGGTGCAATCTCAACAGGTCTGATACCCAGGCTATCTAAGGTTTCCAGACGAGACTTGCCTGTTCCAAGCTCTTTGACTTGAACATCGTGTGGCAGGATATGGTATTGATATGCGTACCCCTTCTCCTGCAAAACAGCAGCGTAATGCTCGAGACCGACCCCGCTGCTTTCGTAATAATCAATTGCATGGTAATCGCCATTTGGCTGCACTTGCATGAACCAAATTGCGGTGCTGTCGCCAATTCCTAAATCCCAGGACGTTATAACGCCATTAGAACGATCCCATCTCACATCTGTGATTCTGCCTTCCGTGGTAGCAGCCTTCATCTCTGTGCCGTAATAAGCTCCAGCAATCGCTGCTTCAAAGCTGCATTCGAACTCTTGATCATAGCGATCTTCGCCCATGACCTTCTTCGCTTCCTCCAGCTCCTCCTGATCGAGATAATCTGTCTCTGATGCCTTATGCATCGCGCAATACCAAGACGGATCATTCTGAGCCATATGGAAGGTTTCCCAGAATTCATTCTTTCCCTTTGGCGTCCCGATAAACGTGGCGCTTCCCTGGCGGTCTGAAAGGGCTGGTCGAATGACAGTCGGCCATGCGTTCAATGGGAAGTCCGCTGGCTCATCCAGGACAACGCTATCGAAGTAGAGTCCACGCATCGCATCGTAATTATCAGCTCCAAAGAGCCGCAGCCTTGCTCCATTCGGAAAATCGATTCGCAGCTCAGACTCATTGATGGCGATCCCTGGAATCACCTTGGTGAACTCTTTCGCATAATCCCAGACGATTGCTTTTGCCTGGCGATAATACGGAGCGATATAGGCAACCCTCACTTGAGACCTTGGCGTTGTCAGAGCAATGCGGATCAGATCATTGATCGCTGCAACCGTCTTCCCAAATCTCCGATGAGCCACGATGCAAGCAAAGCGCTGCTCCCTTTCGTGATAAGGAATCATCTCTGCTCGAGGCTTATAGGGGATCGTGATCACTTCTCCCATCCAAAGACCAATGGATTATCTGAATCACCTGAGAGAGTTATCGCCTGTTGATCGGTCTGGGCCAGGTTATTTTTGCCTAGCCAAACAAGCATGGTTGGATTGCCATCCATCGCTGCCTTCCACTGAGCGCGTCTCAATGAGGCCTTTCCTTCATGCTGATGCTTTTTATATAGCTCCGCAAAACTATCAGCTTCAAGCCAATCAGCTTCCTGGATTCTTCTGCTCAATGTGTCTTCTGAGAACCCAAAGATGCCGCAGATCTCTTCTGCTGTGCATTGGATGCGGATCAGGCCAATAATCTTTTCCCAATCCTGCTCAGAAAATTCAATCCTAGGTCTTCCAACCTTCGTATCGGTCATTTTCTTTCGCCTTGTAAATGGAGCGTGCTGGTCGGTAACGCTCCGCCCAGATCAGAGGGGTATCTCTGACTCCTGCTTTTTAGCACGCAGTTTTTTGGCCTTTGTACATCCTAGCGCCCATATCGTCAATCTTGCTGAATGGCAGAATTGGGACTGTCAGACGCTCCCTGGCCTTCGGGTTTAAGAAATAAATATACCGAAGCTGGAAGCCAGCTAATGTCTCAGCTCCTGTGAAATCTAATTTGCTGGTGCCATGCGATGCCGCAATGGTTCCGTCAGCTAAGCGCTTGATGGTCGAATTCTTCCTGACTGCCGTGAGGACAAATCCGCTGGCTCGATAAATCGTCCCATCTCCGCATTGCGTCCCATCAGCAAAAGAGATGATCCATTCAATATTCGGGTAATGCTTCTTGATGATCTTGAAGGCAATAGCCAGGGCTCTGCTCTCAGAGTTCCTGGGGAGCTTATCGCTGAAAGCCATCCGATTCAGCTCCAAGAAGTCATTGAACTTTGTCCCCTCTACCAATCCGATCAGCTTTCTTCGATCAATGGGCGGGCCGAATTGCATTGCCCCTTCCAGCTTCCCATCGAGGAAGACCCCAAGATGTACCTGGCTGATAGCTGCTGTCTTCCCGCTGTAATGGACTGACTTAACAACCTTCTCCGCTGCCTTGGCTGTGATCGGCTTGATCACGATATCTTTTGCACTAGCCATTCTGTGCCTCGAGCCATTGCTGGCAGATCAGAGCCAATGCGTTGCCATTGGAGTTTTCGTTAATTCCGGTATCAGAGAGGGGGTTTGTGCGGGCGAGCGTTACCGCATCGTCGATGAGCTGAACCTGTTCGTCATGAAGAACAAATGTCTTTTTCTGAAACGGCTCATTATCTCCTGAAGCAAGATCTGGAAGCTCTGCCTCTGCATCCTCATCAAATCGGATCATGCCAAGCTCATTCTCATCGAACCCCAGGATATTCAGATCAAAATCCAATTCATCCAGATTCTCGATCTCCAGGCGTAATGCCTCAAAATCCCAGCCAGCATTCAAAGCCAATTTGTTATCAGCGATAACCAGCGCTTTCTTCTGAGCCTCAGTCAATCCCTTAACGATGACAACAGGCACATCTTCCATCCCCAAGAGCTGAGCTGCTGCAATTCGGCCATGCCCTGCAATCAACCCATCCTCTTCGTCAACCAAGACTGGATTCGTAAAGCCAAACTCCTTCATCGATGACGCGAGCTGTTTAATCTGCTCCTCTGAATGCGTCCTGGAGTTGTTTACATACGGTATGAGCTGGCTGATTTTTCTAATGCCGTTTTTATACATTCGATTCCCCCTAACTCCTTAATTTTATTACTGATAACTCAAAAACTCAAGTCTTCCGACAGCTCCATTTTTGCGCTCTTCTTCCATTTTCTTGAGCTGCTCTCGATAGTGCTTAGCAATATCCTTCTCCTCGAGCTTTGAGACTTTGACGATGTTCTCTCTCTTCTCTCGCAGAAGGTCAATATGCCCCTGGCCCAGAACCTCAATAAGCCAAAGAGCTGAATCAGCAGGATTGCCTCCAAACCATTGATGACAAGAGAAGCAAAGCGCCTGGGCGTTATCTCCGCACCATCTGATCGTCCTGGCTCTCCTTCCAAATATGTGAGAGCAATGCAGACCCGTTGAGGCTTTCTCATGCTGCTTACCGCATCTCTCGCATTTCCAATCGTTGCGCTCTCTGACACATTTGCTGAACGCTGTATCAGCGGGGCTGATCTTTACTGCCATCTTTTTTCCCTTTTCGGCCAAACAGCCTTTCGTAATTGTCTTCCCATTTCTTTTTGTCCACTGGCCTTGGACTGTCGCCTTTTCCTGCCATTATTCGCACAACCCATAAATACTGTGACACATGGACGGCTCTTCATAGACGCTGATCAGGTCATACTGCACCTTGCCTCTGGTGGTATTGGCCCACTCAACCCTGCCTTTGATTGATGCGTATTTTTCATGCTCCTCATAAGACAAGCCTTCAACCTCTTCCTTTCGCAGCGTAAAAAACGCAGCATGATTCTGTTTCGATGCCTCTCGAACAATCGCTTCCCATTCAGAAATCCTTTCTACCTCCTCTGGGAATCGCATTGCGATCTGCCGAATATCTTCTTTCCCGCAAGCAACGCAAGGCATACATCCAACTCTGCTCATTCCCTGGGTATAAAGCGGATTCGGTTTAATCCCATGCTTCCGATGCATCGCAAATACATCTTCAACATCCCAGGAAAGGATTGGCCTCACAAGCTCAGCACCAGTGTCATCCATTTCCCTCTCCGGCAGCTTTGCTCGAGAAGGTGATTCATCTGCTCTGACCCCAACCCATGATTCGACTTCGCCATATTCTTTCAATGCAGGAAGCAAAATCTGCTCATTGAATGGGCCGATCTTCAGCTCCATAGTGCAGAAACGATTGAGCATCGATGGAAACCGACCCTTCCAAATACAGAGATCAAGAAACGGATTGCCAGTTGGATACAAAACAGCCAGGGCTCGTTCAATCTTATCTTCAGAGATTCCATCCTTCCGCCATTTGGTTTGCACCACTTCGCGCTTTCTTTCAATCTGCTTCGAGAAATCTGCTTTAACTTTATTGATCTTTATCCCCAGTTTTTCCTCGAGATAATCCACATATTCATATGTGCTTTCGTGCTCATGCCCTACATCTGCAAAGCCAAGCATCGGGTCGAGTTCTCTTTCGATAGCAAGGAGGGCTGTTGCGGTAGAATCCTTCCCTCCACTCATGCTCACAATTACTTTCGCCATTTCTATTCCTCCCAGATTGGTGGTTCTGATGAAGGCCATTCGACACTGACGCCCAAGCGTTCAGATGTAAACAGATTCATCTGCTCGTAAAGCTGCTGCATCTGCACTGTCGTCAGCTTTGTTGTTGATTCTAATTCAGGAAACATCGCATTCAGAACTGGCCTGATCATCTCTTCCTTCACATTCTCCTTTGTAGGAGCAATCGGCACTTTGATGACTGTCCGCATATCTTCATACCCTGCATCCCTAAGCGCAGCAGCCAAAATCTCAGCGTATTTGTGCAGCGAGCGATTCTGCTTGATCGTCCTTTGCTTCTCTTCAGCCACTGAGCATCTCCTGAGCCTCCAATGAAGGCCAAGGGAGGCATCCTCGATCTGGAGCTGATACCCATTGCTGCGAAGGCTCATGAAACCAGAATCCCCAGGTTCCCTCATAATCGCCATGACGATGCTTTGCAATCCGAATGAAGCCTGTAGGCTCCTCGATATTATCCTCGAGATTCATTGTCCGCCTGGCAACGATAATCACATTATCTGCAAGATCGGTGATCTCTCCAGCGCCTTTGATTGAATGTTTGTCTGGGACATCAGATTCATTTGCGAGCTTTCTCATATGCACAACCAAATGGATATGAACGCCCTCATCTTTTGCCAGAGAAGTGAGCCTGTCGACGAATTGCTTCTGAGAATTATAATCATCAACGCCTAGCCCGCACTTGACCAGGCTATCAATCATGATGTGCTTGATCCCCAGCTCTCGAGAGCAATATCGAATCATTCCGAACAGCGCTCGCTGCTGCACATTGCCGACCTGGTTATAAAGCCAAATCTTCCCGTAAAATTTTTTTGTGATCCTCTCAGCATAATCGCGAGTAGGGTATTCATTGCCACAAGCCTGGCGAATAATCCGGGCCAATGTTGCCTCTGGCAGCATCTCCATCGAGGCGATGACACATGGCTTATTAAAAAACAGCGCTGCCTGACCCATAACCAGACTTTTGCCGTTGCCATTGACTCCAGCCCAAATCGTCAGCTCACCATCTCTGAATCTGAATTTATCCCAGGTCTTCGGCCAAGGCAGAGTATCTCCTGTTGGATTGGAGTTCTCTGATATTCGGTCGTAAGCTGCATCAAAAAATTCAGTTGCTTGCTGAACTTTCTGGGCGATCTCCTCTGTTTCTTCAAGATAGCGTTCAAAATCGATATCCTCCAATGTGATCCCGTTCATTCCCAATTTATTCCCTGTTGTGTTT